GGAAATGTCAGAGCTCACGAAGGCGATCTGCAATCTCCAGCGGGCCGTAACCTTCAACTACCGCAACGGTGCGAAGATCAAGGTCGCCCACGAGAGCGTCAGGGAAGAAATTGCGGATGTTTACATCATGCTGGCGCAGCTCGTTGAGATCGTCGGCAAGCCTGAAGAGGTACAGCAGATCGTGCTCGAAAAGCTCGAACAGCTCAAAGGCGGCCTGGACGGCGGGGAGGTGCAAAGTGAGTAAAGCTGTTTTACTGAGCATCCGGCCCAACTGGTGCAAGAAAATCGCAAACCTGCGGAAGACGGTTGAAATTCGCAAAACTGCGCCAAACCTTGAAGTGCCGTTCAAATGCTACATCTACTGCACAAAAGCTCCAAAGAAACTCATTACGATTTTCAGAGATGGCGAAGAATCGTATGATGGAGAAATCTATCACGGAAAGACCAAGTTTATCACATGGGATGGCATTGGTGTGCCAGATGATATAGACAGCGCCATGCAGATGGTTATTGGCGAGTTCGTCTGCGATGACATCCGACGCATTGGACCTGAATACTGTGTCGTCAAAGAAGATATCGAATCTGCAATTTCTGGAAGCTGTCTCACAGTACCGCAAGTCAAAGACTATGCCGGATGGAAGTCCGGGATGAGTTATGCAGATTTGAAAGACTTGTATGGCTGGCACATTTCCGACCTGAAAATTTACGACCGCCCACGACCGTTAAGTGATTTCACAAGACTGCGGGCAACAAAATTTGGCTATGAGCCTGTAGAGATTCGGCGTCCACCGCAATCCTGGTTTTATGTGGAGGATGCAGAATGTACGTCATGAATAAAAAATGGGACTCCATCACGAACATTGCCCAGTGCACCAGCGTGTATGTGAGTCCTGAGCATGAAATAAAGGCGGTACCCACTGGAGGCGGAAATGTCTATCGTCTGGGGCAGTATGAAACAGCGGAAATCGCCCGCGCTGTCCTGAATGACCTGTATATGCACATTTCGACTGGCTGTGTCTACCAGATGCCGAACGACCAGAGGGCACTGGTTCTGGCTCGCGGCATGAGTGATGAACGGCCTGAAAAGTTTGCTGGGAACGGCAAGAAGCCGGTGCGTAGGGGAGGATCCTGATGGAGAAAACAGGTACGGTTCTCCCGTGTCCTAAATGCGGGAGCGGCTTTTTGGCATGGGGCAAGCCGTTTAGAAGCGCGACGCCGAAACTTGTCGTACTGTTAGGGCAGCATCGCAGAATTGTCTGTTGCGTGATGTGCGGATACTATGCGCCCTTGAAAAAATGGAACAAAGAGGAACGGAAAAATGAAAGCACACATTGATCCTAAGAGCCGGGAGTGTCCTTTCTGCGGTGCACCGACCTATGAGGTTGTAAGCGTTACAGGCATGAAGTGCGTTCGATGCACCAATAAGAAAAACTGCGGTGCAATCGTCAGTTTCAACAACAAGGACTGTGATGAACGCGGTGTTTCGCCGGTGGTGTACTTCAATCGGCGGGCAGGAAAGGAGTGAATAAGGGTGCCGTGCTATGAGGTCGCAATCGAAGCAAGAAAAAATGATACGGCAGAAAAATGTATGTTTTCTGCATGGATTCGTGGAGAAAACACTCCGAAAGCCGTAGAAGAAGCCTTGCAGAAAGTAGCTTATGAACACCCCAATTTTGGAATGCTACGCCCGGTATGCGTAGAAGAGCAAAAACTGGTAGCAGCGTATTGGCAGGGAACATCGGCACCTCGCCGGCAGTGGAAAATAGTTCATAAGTATAAAGTGGAATATAGATCCCCAGTGAGTAAGAAACTGCTCAAAAAATCTTATGTGTGGGCAGTATCCGCAGAAGAAGCTGTGGGCTATGCAAAAGAGAACGTTGGAATTTCGGGACTTATAGTGAATGCGGAGGAATCTAATGAATCTGATTCGTGAAATTTTCTTTAGTCCGATGGTCGTGGATGCGGCCGGAATTATCCTGATTGTGGCCGCATTGCCCATGGCGGGCTGGTCCTGGGCCGTGAATCACATGGCGGGCCCGAAGGTCAAAAATGCAAAGGAGGGCACATGAAAGCACATCTGGCGTTCCTGTGCAATGGCCGGTGTCAGTGGTGCAAAAGCCGTTGGGACTGCGGCAAAGCGAGAAGATTCCTAGCAAAAATTTTCGGGTGCAAAGATTGGAGATGGCAAAACAGATGAAGAACATTCGCCAGCAGCGGGCTGATGAACGGGATAAGGCGGCGCAGATCTTCACTTGGTGTATGGTGGTGGCTATGCACCAGGAAGAGGGCATTGGAGCCACACGCTTGGAGCGGGCCTGTAATGAGATGCACGAGTTTCAGCAGCGGTATAGGACAAAAATCCTGACCGAGAACCGCAAGAGTGCAACGGATGCCATGCGGGAGGACTTGAAAGGCATCTGTGATTTTGAGGTCCGGCTTCCGCAGACCAAGGCTCCGCGCAACCGCAGGGAAGAGCAGCTCCGCATGGCCCAGAACGAGGGCGCAGAGATCGCCTGGCTGGTTATGGCGGCAACAACGCACCTGACCTTCGGCTTCGGCAAGGAACGGCTTGCCCGCTTGAAGCAGGAAACGCTGGATAACTACCGGCAGTACATCGGATGGGTAGAGCAGGACGGTGAAGCCTATGCAATGGAACTGCTTCGCCGCTGTTCGGAACAGGCTTTGCAGGAAGAACTCAAAATCAACGATATGCGGGAAAGCAAAGATCATATCCTGCCCGGCGGCTCCGCAGAAGCCCAGAGGGCAGATATGCTGCGGGCAATGGAGGCCGTATCGGCTAAGATGGCAGCAGAGCGCGGCATTACCCGCCAGCCGCTGGCCGTTTTGAGCCAGAGTGAAATTTCCCGCCGCATGAGCGCAATTTGAGCAAACAAAAAGAGGACTGCTTGCGCAATCCCCCGAGAAAAGCAATTCTATTATACCTAAATTGATGGATTTTGGCAACGTAGAACAGGAGGATGCGCAAAATGACTATCCCGGAAGATATGATGGCGTTCATCGAAGAAACTGCCCGCAAAGCTGCCCGCGAGGGTGCAAAGGAAGTTGTGGCCGAGCAGGCCCGTAAAGCCGCAGGCCGGTGTGACCGCCGGTTGCGGAACACGAAGTTGCTCCTGAAGAACTATCGGATGTTCAAAAAACATTGCACGGGTGCGGTCTATACGGACGAGGCTGGCGAACATGATGGTCAGGAGGAAGAAACCGCACTGGAACTGCTGGACATGATGCTCCAGCGGAACAATGCCATTACGGTTGAATCCATCCGCAACAGCTGCCGGCGCACTAAAATCATGATTCGCCATATCGATGCAATGCTTGGCCTGTACGAAACCTACTGCGCCCAGAGCGACAATGAAGCTCTGAAGCGGGGCCTGCGCATCATCAAGGCCATGTACATTGACGAGACCGCCAAGCCTGTGGAGCAGATCGCAATGCAGGAAAACGTGAGCGCCCGGCAGGTTTACCGTGACCATGATGCAGCGGTGGATAAAATCTCGATGCTGATGTTTGGGATCGACGCCCTGGAAATGTCTTAGTCCGATGTCAAAAAGATGTCATGGACGTGTCACAGCAAAAGTGGTACAATAATACCGTAAAATTCTAATCATAGCGCATTGCCCGCCCGGTTTCGCCACCGGGCGGGTATTTTTATGCCCGGAAAGGAGGAAAGATACCGCCGCTCCCCAATTTGTCCCGCCACGCCAGCGGGGAAAGCAAAGAAGGGAGAAAAGATGAATCAGCAAGTAGTGTATCAGGATATTTCACAGATCCATCCCTATGAAAATAACCCCAGAAACAACGAAGCTGCCATTGAGCCGGTGGCCCAGAGCATCAAAGAGTTTGGCTTCCGGGTGCCCATCTTGATTGATGGGAAAGGAACCATCATTGCCGGACACACCCGCTATGAGGCCGCAAAAAGGCTGGGCATGGACAAAGTGCCCTGCATCCGGGTCGATGACCTGACGGATGCGCAGATTAAGGCCTACCGCATTGCAGACAACAAGGTGGCAGAGGCATCCTCTTGGAATGATGATGTGCTCCGCGCCGAAATGGATGCATTGCAGGCGCTGGATGTAGATCTGAGCAGCACTGGCTTCAGCGAAGTGGAACTTGATGGTCTGCTCCGGGATGTGGACGATTCTGATTTTGAGGAGTTTTTCACGGAGCCTGCCAAACAGCCGCCCAAAGCGACCGATGCAGGCCCGGACCCCGAAAGCCAGCAATCTGGACAGCCTGCACCTTTTCAGCCCGCTACGGCGCAACAGAGCGGCTCTAAGCTTATCCAGTGCCCGCACTGCGGAGAATGGTTTGAAACATGAGGCTGTGTTTGGCGGGAACATTCCCGTCAGAGAAAATCGTGCGGGAAAACAGGCCGGAGTACGTTCTGGAGAGCTTTTTCTATATCAAGCCGTGGCAGGTCGAGGAAATGCCGAAGTGGAAGATGTTCCTGCTCGACAGCGGGGCATTCACGTTTATGCACGGGGTAGAGGCTTCATCAAAGCCAGTGGATTGGGACGGGTACCTGAGCAGGTATATCGACTTCATCAACCGCCACAACGTGCAACACTTCTTCGAGTTGGACGTAGATATCATCGTAGGTTATGATGCGGTAAAGCGCATGAGAACCCGCCTTGAAGCCGAAACGGGCAAGCAGAGCATTCCCGTCTGGCACCGCTCCCGCGGCCTTGACGAGTTCAAGCGCCTGTGCAGGGACTATCCCTATATCGGCATCGGCGGCTTCGCAATCAAGCACATCCAGCCCAGCGAGTACGGCTACATCAAACGGCTGGTGCAGTATGCGAACGCCTGCGGGGTGCGGGTGCACGGCCTAGGCTACACCAAAAAGGATGCAGTTGACTTTGGATTTTATAGCGTGGACAGCACCACATGGACTACACAGGTCAATTTTGGCGGCTTGTCCTACTTCAACGGCTCAGAAATGGTTGTGGTCAGGCCCCCGAAGGGCATGATAGGCGCAGACTATCGGATTCGCCGAGAGTATGCACTGAAAGAATGGATCAAATACCAGAAGTACCTTGATACGAAAGGAAAATGGCGTGGATAAAGATATCGTATACCGCGTTGAGGATGGCATGGACAGAGAAAAAATCCTCTGCACCACCTACCAGATGCGAAATTTTTATATGCAGTTCAGGGATGGCTTTTTCACCAACCTGGACGTGATGAACTACATCCAGCACCTTGCTGCCGCCCGCATGGCGAAAAAGGGGATGAACGTGCTGGATGTGTGCTGCGGCCGCTCTTTGATGCTCCCGTTGTTGCGCTACTATGCAAAGGACATCGCATCCTATACCGGCGTAGACATCAGCAAAGCGAACATCAAGGAAGCCATGCGCGGCGCGACCGCAAAAAATCTCGAACCCAAAGACCTGGCCTCCTACTATCCGTTCCGGGTGGGCTGGAAGCTGGGCAACGTTGCCGAGATGTCGAAAGTCATTCCGGCGGGGTTCGCCGATTTTGTAATTTACACCTCTGCCATTGAGCACATGCACCCCGTAGATGGCGCAAAAAGCCTTGCAGAATGCTACAAGGTGATGAAGTCGGGTGCAAAGATGTTTCTCTCCTGTCCGAACACCCCGGGCAATGGGTATCAGACCCAGTACCGCGCTCATGTCTATGAGTGGGGCTACGATGAACTGAAAGCCAAGCTGGCCGAAATCGGATTCAGCATTGTGCAGGAGGTTGGTCTGGTCACCAGCGTCCGGGAGATGGACGAGTTCTATTCCAAGCAGGAACCGGCGCTGCGGGACTTCTACACCCGTATGAAAGCCTATGTCCCATCTGCATTCCTCACAGCCTTTATGGCAATTCCGTTCCCGCGTGAGGCAAAAGAGCTGCTGTTCATCGTTCAGAAGCCGAAAGGAGAAGAAAACAATGGCTAAGTTTGAAAATCGCTACGGCGTGCGTAAAATCGTCTATAAGCAGAAATGCCGGTGCTTCTGCCCCATCGGAAAGACAGACTACACCAATGAATTTACTGTGACCATGGAGCCGGCAGAGATTATCCCGGACTACTGCGAGATCGACAAGTTCATCCGCGAATGTCTGGAAGGCGAAAGCCTGGTCATCGAGGAAGCGGCCAGCAAGCTGAAGAAAAAGCTGGTTGAGGAAGTGCACCCCAGCTGGATCATGGTCGAATCCGCGGTGAATGACGCACCCCACGGTAATGTGGTCGTTATGGTATGAGGGGGACAGGGAACATGAAAAACACCAAAGCCCTCTGCCAAACTGCAGTTGTCGCGGCTCTGTATGTCGCCTTAACTACCCTGAACCCGCTGTCCTGGGGAGTCGTCCAGTTCCGGGTGGCTAATATGCTGTGCGCTCTCCCGTTCAAGGATAAGCGGTATGCCCCGGCGGTGCTGCTGGGAATTGCAATCGCAAACGCAACGAGCCCTTTCGGCCCGGTCGATGTGCTCTTTGGCCTGCTGGCTGAGGGGACTGCATACGCACTGGTGGTCTGGGGGCCGTGGAAAAAACTGGGGATTCTGTGGAAAGCGGTCATCCTCTCCCTGTCCGTGGCTCTGTTCATCGGCGTGGAACTGTCTATGATGGTCGGCGCACCGTTCTGGCTGACAAGTGCTGGCCTGTTCGTGGGCACATTCCTAGCTGTGGAACTGGGAAACCTGATGATCTCTAAAACCGCTCTCGCAAAGGTCGTGTGAGAGGGGACGCGGCGCTGGCTCTGCAAAGGGTCGGCGCTTTTTCTTCGGAACAACACAACAGCCCGGGTAGATACCGGGACAGAAAATGAAGAAGGATAGTGGTGGCGATGTAGATGGAAACGCGAGATAAGGCGTTCACCCTTTATAAGAAAGGGATGGGATGCACCGAAATCGCAAAGAAGCTGGGCGTATCGCTGAACACTGTGAAATCGTGGAAGAAGCGCTATTGGGATGCACAAAAGGGTGCACCCAAGAAACGCACCTCGCCGCACCCCAAAGGTGCATCCTCCAAGCGCACCCCGAAAGCCCCGCAGGATGGAAAATCGAAACCGGGTGCACCGCCGGGCAATGTCAATGCAGTTGGCAATCATGGTGGTGCGCCGCCGGGAAACCAGAATGCCTTGAAACACGGCGGGTGGTCCGCTGTAATGTTCGGTGCCTTTTCGGAAGAGAATCAGAAAGCTATCCAGGACTGCACGAAGGATGTGGATGCAGAAGACCTGCTGATACAGGAGCTTCAACTGCTGACTGCCCGGGAGGCCTTTCTGCTTCAGCGCATTTCCGCAGTCCAGGAAAAGAAGCAGCACATCCAGTCGGTGCACACATCCAAGTCCAGCCGGTCGTTTACCCGCTTGGATGAGGATAAGGAAAAAGAGGCCCACGACAAGGAGGTCTACATTGAGCGGATAGATGCCAAAGTCAGTCGGGAAGAAAGGCTCCCCGGCACCACCGTAGAAACATCAACCACCGTTGAATCAAGCTACCTTATCGTGGAACGCTTAGAGCGGCTATTGACCGATGTACAGCGCCAGAAATCCAAGGTGATACAACAGCTTGCCGACCTGCGCAGAATGAGCAACAGCGGCAAGAATGAGTTGGTAGACGATTGGGTTGCGGCCGTTGAAGCCGCGGATGCGGAATCGGAGGGCGCAGACGATGGCGATGAAGCAACGTGAAGTCTTTGCCCGGCGGGTGCCCTTGTACCGCAAAAATCCCTGCAAATTCTTTGCGGAGGTGACTGGCTTTGCACCTGATCCGTGGCAGAAAGAAGCTGCTACGGCCATTGCGCGACATCGCAAGGTGTCTATTCGCTCTGGGCAGGGCGTTGGCAAAACCGCCTTTGAAGCGAACCTGGTTCTTTGGTTTCTTTCTTGCTTCCCGTATCCCCGCGTGGTGTGCACGGCACCGACCCGCCAGCAGCTGAACGATGTCCTCTGGGCCGAGATTGCCAAGTGGCAGGAACGCAGCCCTGTCTTGCAGGCTATGCTTGTTTGGACAAAGACCCGCGTTTACATGAAAGGGCATGAGAAACGCTGGTTTGCCGTAGCCCGCACAGCCACCAAGCCGGAGAATATGCAGGGCTTCCACGAAGACAATATGCTTTTCGTGGTGGACGAGGCATCCGGCGTTGCTGACCCCATCATGGAGGCTATACAGGGTACGCTTTCCGGCGATAACAACCGCCTGCTGATGTGCGGAAACCCAACGCAGAACACCGGCACATTTCACGATTCGCACACCGTGGATGCCCAGTCCTACTACTGCATGAAGGTGTCCAGCCGGGACAGCCCCCGTACCAACAAACAAAACATTGCAGATCTGGAACGGAAGTTCGGAAAGAACAGCAATGTTGTTCGTGTCCGTGTGGATGGCGAGTTCCCGGAGAATGAAGACGATGTCTTTATTCCGATGGCGCTCGCCACAAGGGCTGTCAATGCTGAACCGCTGGAGCACAATGTTCCGGCCCGAATCTCCATTGGGTGTGACGTGGCCCGCTTCGGCAACGATGATACGGCCATTGCACAGAACATTGATGGAGATATCCAAAAGCTGGTCACACGCCACGGTCAAGACCTGTACGCTACGGCAGATGATATCATTGCGATATATAAAGCCCTGCGTGCAGCGTATCCGCAGTACCGCGGCCTGATTTATGCGGTCATTGATGACACCGGCGTTGGCGGCGGCGTGACCGACATTCTCAACCGAGAAAAGATTCGGCAGAAGCTAACCAAGCTGATGGTCGTGCCGGTGAACTTCTCCAGCGCCGTGCCGGACAAGGAAGCCGCCGGGCGCTATGCAGATATCGCAACGTGGATGTGGGCAGTCCTACGGGATATGGCCACGGCAGGCACCCTACATATCCCGAACGATTCAACCCTGATAGGACAACTTACCACCCGTAAATACATCTTCGCGGGCACACCACTGAAGCTGAAACTTGAAGGCAAGGATGCCTTGAAGAAGCGCGGCCTGACCAGTCCTGACCGCGCTGATGCGGTAGCTCTTGCGCTGTATGAGGGCGGCATCTTTGATGTGCGCAGTCTGATATGATAGCCGGAAAGGAGAAAAGGTGAAAAAAGTTATTGCCGGTAAAATCAAACCACAACTTCGCCTCGATGGCTATTACAACGTCCTGAACAAGTATGGCACCCAGCACGATAGCACCGAGTATTACCAGTGGGCAACTGGTGCTGCTGTGACAGACGCGGAACTGGCCGACCTTTATGCAGGAAATGGTCTGTTTTCGACCATCATTGATGCCCCAGCGGATGATGCCACCAAGAATGGCATTGACCTGGGTATCAAGGATAAAGACCTGCAAAAGCGGCTGGATGACCACCTGCAGACCATTCACTACCAAAGCAAACTTGCAAAGGCGCTGAAATGGGCGCGTCTGTTCGGTGGCTCCGCTGTTGTTATGCTGGTGGACGATGGCAGACTTCTTCAGGATCCGCTGAACTGGCGGGATGTTCACGGCGTGGCAGAATTGCTGATTTACGGCCGCAACGAGGTGTTCCCGCTGTGGATCAACGGCTATGAGAACAACCCTGACGATGAAAACTACCGCAAAGGCGGTACGGGCATCCCGGAGTTTTACCAGGTGAACAGCGTGTACGGCAGTTATGTGGTGCATTCTTCCCGCTGCCTGATATTCCATAACGGGGAGATCCCCGAAGGCTCCACGATGGCCAACCTCTACCGTACATGGGGCATTCCGGAGTATATGCGCATCCGTGAAGAACTGCGGAATGCCAGTATCGGCCCGGGCTACTCCATTCGACTGCTGGAACGGCTGTCGATGGTAACATACAAAATGAAGAACCTTGCCAACGTTCTGTCTACGGCAGACGGTGACGATACGGTGCTTCAGCGTATGGAAATGCTTGACCTTGCCCGCAATCTGCTGAACATGGTCTTTATTGATGCAGATGGCGAGGATGTGGGCATTCAATCCCTGTCTGTGGCTGGTGTTAAGGACATTCTGGACAATGCCTGCGCAATGCTGTCTGCTGTGAGCCATATCCCGCAGACTAGGCTCTTTGGCCGTTCCCCAGCGGGTGAAAATGCCACCGGCGAAGGGGACATGGAGAACTATAAGGAAGCCGTGTCCGGCATCCAGTCTGGCGACCTCCGGGACAACACCCGCACGCTGGTCGAACTGATTCTGCGCGGAATGGTGTGGAACGGCGAAATCAAAGAGGTGCCGGAGTACACTATCACCTACAAGAGCGCATGGAGCCTGTCTGATGATGAAAAGGCTACGCAGGACCAGGCGAATGCCGCGGCCCAGCTTACCAGAGCACAGACTGTATCTACATACGTTACGGCTGGTATTTTGGAAATTCCCGAGGTTCGCCAGTCCTTGGCGCAGGATGAACAGTTTGACCCTGAAAACATCATCACGGAAGCAGATGTTAATCAGGACTGGGGCTTGGGCGAGGCTGACGTTCCCCAGCCGACCAATCCGCAGAACCCGCCTGCGGCAGGCAGCCTGGTTACGGATGAAGGTGACTGCGGTTACGTTGCCGGCTTCGTTCTGAATGATGGAAAAATCCTCTGCGGCCAACGCTCCGACGGGCAAGGCTGGTGCGGCCCCGGCGGTCACATCGAACCCGGGGAAACGCCGAGCGTGGCATTCCGCCGGGAAGCAAAGGAAGAGTTCAATATTGACGTGGGAGATATTACCTATCTCGGCAACTGCAAGGGCAAGCCGGATGAGGTGCTTCCCGTTCAGATCTATCTCGTCAATGGCTTCGATGGCGTTCCTCGGTGTGACCAAAAGGAGATGTTCACGGCTACATGGATGCCCCCTGAACAGATTTTGAAACAGGATGTGCCCGGTGGACTTGTGTTTGAACCGTTTCTCAGAAGCGTGAAAGAATACCTTGACCGGCTGGGCATTACACTGGATGATTTTGACGAGAGCAAGCACAACCGCGATGAGGATGGAAGGTTCTCCAGTTCTGGCGGCTCTACATCATCAAAAGATGTATCGAGCGAGGAAAATTCATCAAAAGACTTGAATGATTCTCAAAGTCATGCTAAAATAAATTCTAACGCAGTTTCGGCAAAAGGCGCGAACACTTTCAAGGTGAAAGGTTTCCCCAACAAGCAGAAGCTGAACAACCACTGGCAGAATGGAAGAACTCACGCCGCTGAGTACGCTCCCGATGGCATTACGACAAAGGAGCAGTACGAAAAACGGGCGGTTCAACTTTTGGAAAGCCCGTGCGGAAACGGCATAAAAGGCTACAAGACAAAAGATGGCCTTGTGTGCCGGTATGACGCGAAGAAAAATGACTTTGCAAAAGGTTCCCCAGAGAAGGGCGTAAGAACGATGTTCAAGCCTGACGATGGGGAAGATTACTATAAACGTCAGCTTGAACTGGAAGGAATCGAAGATGACTGAGAAAATCCTCTGCCCGGTATGTGGGCAGCATAGCTTTGATGAAGACAACGATTTTGAGGAATGCCCTGTGTGCGGCTGGGTAAATGATGGCGTGCAGAGAGCGGATCCTGATTATCGCGGCGGTTATAACCGCATCAGCCTGAACGAAGCTAAAAAGAAGTTTGCCGAAGGCAAAAAGGTGTTTGACTAAAATATTGGCGTTGAGAGCCTTTGCAGGTGACGTGAAAGCGTCCCTCGCAAAGGCTCTTTTTGTTTGCAGTCATAGCTCAGTTGGTAGAGCGCCTGCCCTCCAAGCAGGATGCCGCGGGTTCAAGCCCCGTTGACTGCTCCATATCGAGGGTTGGCCAAGTTGGATAAGGCATGGGCCTTTGACTCCCAGACCGCCGGTTCGAGCCCGGTACCCTCGACTTTTATGCTGGTGTAGCTCAATAGGATAGAGCAGGCGACTTGTAAACGTCAGGCTGTGGGTTCAATCCCCACCCCCAGCACCACCCGCCGTACACCGTAATCGGCACCTCGATGGCATGAGGGAGCACTGACCCTGCTCCTAACAGACCGCTGCGAAGTGTTCTGGCCTGTTCCATGACAGAGCCAGCGCGGAGCCATAAACCGCGTTCCTTCCGCTTCGCGCTTGGACGGATGCGCGCTGTAAGCAAAAGGTCAAAATTCAAGTGCTGCATGCCATAAGAACAAAGACCCTGCATCAAGGTGGAGATGCAGGGTCTTTTTGATGCCTGCAAAGGGAAGATGGTTCCCAGAAAGATAAAGAGGTGGATATGCCTGTGAAGAATAATGGGCCCGGCATGACCGGGCGCTCTTCAATGACGAAAAAATCAAAGATCGAGCCGGAGTATCCGCAGTGGGCAGAAAGCAAGATGCGCGCAATCGAAAATCGGCGGTTGAAAGAACTGCAGAAGATTGTGCGAGAATCCATGCCTGAAATTCTGGCTATCGTTGCGGAAGAACAGAAAACCGGCTCCGACAGCATCAGACATGATGGATACAGCGACATGGTTCGCCGCATCCAGAACAGGTTCCGCATTATGCGTGACCGGCTCAGTCGGCGGCTGAAAACCGATCCGTTGGAACGAGATGTTCGCCGGTGCGCTGACTACACCGACCGGCGGCAACTCAAAGAATGGCAGCGCAGCGTGCGCGCCACGCTGGGAGTGGATATCCATGATGATTTCTTTCTCGGCGAAAGATACGACCAGATGCTTAAAAGATGGGTTGAGCAAAATGTCAGCTTCATTACCAGCATTGAAAGCGACTGCTTCGATGATATGGAGAACGTCATTATTGAGGGTTTCGCAAAAGGCCGCACCCCGGCGGCGATTTCCAATGAAATTCAACGCCGGTTTGATGTGACCAAGTCAAAAGCGAATCTTCTTGCGCGTGACCAGGTGGGCACCCTGAGCGCGAATCTGACCCGCACAAGGCAGGAATCCGCTGGGGTGGAGGAATATATCTGGAGCTCGTCAGGTGATGAGCGTGTGCGCGAATGCCACCGTGAACTTGACGGTCGGAAATTCCGTTATGATGACCCGCCGGCCATGTGGTACATGACAAAGCACGGCAAAGTGTATAGCGGGCGGCATTGCAATCCCGGAGAGGACTACCAGTGCCGCTGTGTTGCAAAACCTGTCTTTAACTTCGATAGGCTGAATTCTGCAGCCTTTAAGGAGAAGAAACAATGAAACAGAATACCCCGCCGCTAGTCCTTCGGAGCGAAATGCGGACAGACAGTGTGCCTGTCGATGAGCATTACAGCACCGAGGGATATTTTTATGATAACCCCATCCTGACCCGCACGGGCATCTTCAAGTACACGCTGGAAGATGGCTCGGAGCGTCGAGAATTGCGCAGGCCGGAAGATGTTTTTGACCCGGAGAGCCTTGCAAGCTATGAGGGAAAACCCATCATCATAACCCACGATGCGCGGGTGATCGACAAGGACAATGCCCGCCGGGAGAGAGTGGGAACAATCCTGACCCCTGGACAGCAGGACGGAGAAAACGTCCGTGCAAAAATCGTCATTGATGACCCGGACGCGGTAAAGGCATCCGGCCTGCGGGAACTGTCTGTTGGGTACTATCAGGATCTTATCATGGAACACGGAGAATGGAACGGAGAGCCGTATGATGCAATCCAGACCCATATCCGAGTCAATCATCTGGCGCTGGTTGCTGTCGCTCGCGCTGGTGATGATGCCCGTCTGAATATGGACAGTCAAGATAACAATGGAGGTATGACCCCTATGGATGAGAACGAGAAGATGAACAACCCCACTCAGAACGATGATACCACCGTGGACACTACGAAGCCTACCACCGATGATGGTGAGGATGCGGGTGGTCCCCCTGCGGCTCCCGGCCTTGACCCCGTTGGCGTTCAGGCAGCAATCAAGGCGTACCTGGCGGCAACAGCTGGCGGCGCTACTGCTGACGATGAAAATGACCCGGCGGCAGGCGGTGAGCCTGCAAAGCCCACCGAGGATGATGGTGAGGATGATTCCACTAAGCCCGATGCGCTGGCAGAGATTACCGCCCGCCGTGATGCCATGGAGGACGGTCAGGCCAAAGCGGACATTAACACCCTGCTGTCCATGCTGGATGCCGCAAATGCCCGCGCTGATGCCGCAGAGGACGATACCAAGCCCACTGAGGACGAGGATGATAACCCGGATGATTCCAACAGCCAGCTGAACCATGACAGCGCCAGCGCTATTGCGGCGCAGGTCAGCCAGCGTGTGGAACTGTGTCGGCTGGGCGATAAGCTGCATCTGGATGGCATGGAATCCATGCCGGTAATGCAGGCAAAGAAAAAGGTCGTTCATGCCGTTATCCCGGGTATGCGCTTGGACGGCAAGAGCAGCGCCTACATCAACGCGGCTTTTGATATCGCAAAGGGCAAAATCAATGGTCGCAAGACTGTGGCAGACCAGCGTCGTCAGGTGTTCAATGCTGATTCCGCAAATGCGGCAGTCCGCAATGTGGGCAAGAAGAACGACCCTGATGCGGCCCGTGATCGTATGATCCAGCGTCATGCTGGCGAGAAGGAGGACTAAGCTATGAGCAATATGGCAGTACAGATGAACTATGGCGAGCCTAGCCGCGGTATGCCCGGCCTGCTTTATGACCGTGCGAATTACGATGCAGTCACCCGCCGGAACAGCGCAGAGGATGGCAAGCTGTTCTTTGGCTGCGGCGTTGTGCAGGGTGCGGAGCCCGGCAAGGACATTACCCTTCCTGCAACCGGCGCGACCGCCGAGAAGTTCGAGGGCGTTGTGATGTACAGCGCCAATACGGAGATGGACGATGATGGTGCTGTGCTCCTGCGCAAAGGCCAGATTCTGGATGTCTGCCAGACCGGCAAGATGTGGGTGCAGCTGGCCGATCAGGCGGAACCTGCTTACGGTCAGCTGGTTTATCTTGTGATTGCCGGCGACGATGCAGGCAAGTTCACCCCGACCAAGGGCACCAATCTGGCGGTCAAGGCCCGCTTCATCGGTGCGGCCCAGAACGGCATTGCACCCGCCCAGTTCGCAGAGCAGATCTAAGGAGGTTCAATATGGCTAAGTACAATCCTTTCGACCCCGCCAACGGTTACAGCGAGGAAGACCGCCTTGCCCTGAACGGCAAGTGTGCCTCCCTGATTAACCAGGCATATAAGAACCCGTTCCCCGGCACGAAGATTCGTCTGGATGGAGCCGACAATGCAGGCATCTTCTTCGCCAAGCAGCTGGCGCATGTCAAGACCAAGGCGTACGATAAGGACTTCCCGGAGCTGTCCGGCCTGAAGATCTTCCCTCAGACCAGCGAAACCGATGAGGGAGCTGCGTATATCGAATACTACAGCTATGAGCCGGTTGGCTTTGCTGATGTTATCGCCAACTACGCCAGCGACCTGCCCCGTGTCGATGTGAAGGGCACTCCCCATCGTGCGGAAATTGTCAACATCGGCGACAGCTACGGCTACAACGTGCAGGAACTGCGTGCCTGCCGCCGCAATGCGGTGCTGGGTATTATGAAGCCTCTGGACTCTGCGCGTGCTGAAGCGGCCCGCCGGGTGTACGATGTCAAGGTGAATCACCTGATTTGGCACGGCGACGAGAAGACGGGCATCATCGGCGTTCTGTCCTCCGGCAATAACATCCCCATCTATACACTGCAGAACGGCGCAGCCGGTAAGGCCGACTGGGCATCCAAGACCGCAGACGAGATTGCGGCCGACATTGCCGGCATCCTGAACTACATCGACACCCTGACCCAGAATGTGGAGCACCCGGACAGCTGGGTCATGCCCAACGACCTGTACACCAGTCTGAACCTGCGCCGCATCGATGGCACCGGCGAATCTGTTCTGTCCTACATCAAGGATCACACTCCCCAGATTAAGAACTGGGAGGTTGCCGGCGAACTGTCCAAGGGCAACAAGGACTATAACAGCACCGGCAAGAACATCGGCCTGCTGTATACCAAAGACTCGGACAAGATGTCCCACGAGGTTCCCATGGCTTTCCTCCAGCACGCGCCGCAGGATCGCAACCTGGAAATCGTCATCAACTGTGAGGGCCGCGATGCAGGCATGATGATTCCTTATCCTCTGTCTGCCTGCCTGGTCTACGGCCTGTAAGAAAGGAGCAACACCATGAAGATCAAAAATATTTCTGTGAAGCCCATCTGTATCGGCGATGCATCCCTGCTGCCGGGCGATACTGCAGAAGTCGGTGACACCTTTGCTGACGCTGTTGGCTTTTACATCAGCATGGGACTGATGCAGGAAGTGCAGGAGAAGAAGACACGCGGCAAGGCCAAGGCTGGGCAGGAGCCCGATTCCGATGCTCCGGCAGAGGCTGAATCCTGATGGATGCACCTGATATCGCCGCCATTACCAAAATTGTAAAGATGGTGGGCACCGAGTTTAAAGCCATGCCGGATGAAGATATTTCGTTCTGGATTGGCCTGCAAGCACCGGTTATTTCGCAGAAAAAATTCGGAGCGGACTATAACCTGGCTGTGGCGCTTTTGGTGTGTCATGCTATGAAAATGGCAGGTAACGGCGACAATTCCCTTGGAACCATTGCAAACACCGGGCGGCTTGCCAGCGTATCTGAAGGTGGCGTGAGCATTTCCTTTGCCACTAGCACCGCCGGGACTACCGGGGATGCTGAGTACCAGCTTACTTCCTACGGCTTGCAGTTTATTTCGATTCGGAACCGGCACATCGTGCCTATTATGATTCGATAAGGAGACCGTCCCATGGCGGTAGTTGGAGACATCGGACTTGACCTGACACCAGAGGGCAGAGCGGCGATGGAGCGCCTGAACGAACTGGCCGATGTGACTATAGAGGTAGGGTATCAGGCAGGCCAAGAGGCGGCTGACGATGAAACATCACTGGCCGAGGTTGCCTACTGGAACCACTACGGAACCCTCCACAAAGACGGTTCTGTGATGATTCCGGCCCGTCCTTTTATGGACACCATCAAAAAGCACTCGGATGAACTGTCAGAGTTTTCGCAGCAGGCCCTGTCCTCATTGGAAACAGCTGATGCAGTTGCCAATGCGATAGGTTCGCAGGCAAAGTCCATGATCCAGGATGCAATCAAGGATGAGGAATGGGCACCCAATGCGCCCATTACCATCGAGGGCGGCTGGATGATGAATGAATATGGCAAGAAAGGCCCGGTGCCTGTGCATATTGAGGGCAAAAGTTCCACGAAGCCCCTGATTGATACGGGCACTTTGCGTCAGAACTGCCAGTACGTTATCACGAAAGGAAAGAAATGAACATCTTTAAGCAGATGTACACTGTGCGCCGCTATAAGGACACCAGCTGGGACAGCGGCACGGCCGAAACAACTTACTCGGATATGCAGCTTCCGCTCGATGTACAGGCCAAAACGCGCCGCAATCAGGATGATGCTTCCGGCCGTTCTACGACCGGCATTCTGACCGTGTATAGCGATGTCCAGCTTTTTCCTACGGAACCGGATAAGCAAATGACCGGTGACCGCCTGCTTTACATGGGGCAGTGGTACGCCTGTAAATCGTCCATCTACTGGGGAAATACAATCCTGAAGCACTGGATATCGGAGTTTGAAGCCGTTGAGGGCGAGAAAGGGGAGAACGCCAATGACACCAGCTGAGTGTCGTGAGAAGGTTCGGCTCATGTTTGTGGAACTGTACCCCCATTGCACGGTGATTTACAGCTATCCCAATTCCGTGCGCCCACCACTCCCGTATGTCGTTCTGGATTTTGAACGCATCGACCAGGTTGGTTCGTTTGAGCGTATCGATGACGGTATTCTTTGGCAGGAAAAAAGCAAGCACATTCCGTTTTCTGCTGAACTGGTCACCGAGAGCAAGACAGAGCACGCCGCCGGGGTGAAAAAGGTTGGTTTGTCAACGGCCGTAGATGACCTTGAGCAGGCTGTTCAGTTCTTTGACAGCCAATACGCGGGTGACAAAATGCGCGCCATGAACATCACGGTATGCGCAGACGGATCACCTGAAGCAATCCACAACAGCGCGCCCGGCGTAGAGAGGGCGCGCTGTTCCTTTTATGTGGACTTTGTGCAGAGTACGAAGGAGTACGCTGCTTTGGCTCCGGCTGACGGAGAATATTCGGAAGACCATGCCAGCGCGGCATCCAAAACGGTCGCGGACATGAAAGCCGGATGGTTTGATGAGGTTGAAGTCGAGAAGAAATTTGAAGATGAGTAAAGGAGTGAAAGCAACGTGAATATCGACAAAATCGTTGAGGTCAATATCCAGATTTCTGAGGCGATGTCCATCGATGGCGGCTACGATACCATTCTTATCATGGGCCCTCTGCCGAAAACGCCCGGTGGTCGTGTTACGCCTGATGTGGCGGGCTATGCCAGTCTGCAGGACCTCAAAGGGGCCGGCTTTACGTCTGATGATCCTGTGTACATCGCGGCCAGCAAGGTGTTTGGCCAGTCGCCGAAGCCGCCTGCAGTCATGATTGCGGTGCAGAAGTTGTCCAGCGGTTCCACCGAAAAGGTGGATGTGACCCTTGACCGGGCCATTGGTATGCCGGGCTGGTACTGCATCTGCCCGGCGGGCATCAAGGAGGACTTTTACCAGAGCATCGCGGACTGGACAGAAGCAAATGAAAAACTCTGCGTCTGCGAAACTACTGGTATTTCGTCCTCTCCGGTATCGGATGCTATGCTGCGCACCGCAGTGATTCATGCGACCGCAGAGAATGACTGTGTGAACTGCGCCTACGCTGCCCGGTTCCTTTCCTATGACCCGGGCAGTGAGCAGTGGTGCTTCAAGTCGCTTTCCATGGTGTCTGCGCAGGGTCTGTCCACTACGGATATTGCAAGCCTGGAAGCACGCAATATTTCGTACTATACGACCGTTGGCAGCAAGGCCATGGTGCAGGGCGGCAAGGTGAGCGGCGGCGAATGGATTGACACCATCCGCTTCCGTGACTGGCTGAAGACCGAGATTCAGTCCAAGGTGCTGAACCTGCTCCTAGGACTGCCCAAGGTGCCCTACACCGACCAGGGCATCGCGCTGGTACAGAATGCTGTTATTGATGCCCTGGAAGAGGGCGTGCGTGCTGGTGGCATTGTGCAGGATGCTTCCTCTGATGATGGAGAAGCGTCTCGTGCATATACCGTCACTGTGCCGCGCGCGGCCGATTTGGATGCCGCAACTCGTAAGAGCCGCCGTCTTACCGGTGTGACATGGACAGCACAGCTGGCAGGTGCCCTGATCGCCGCGAAAATTGGCGGCACACTGAATTACTGAGAAAGGAGAACCGCTAAATGCGTGGAGATGTAACCGTTTACTCCCCGAAAAACGTTCTGTGCACCATGGGCATTCACATCGCGTCTGGTTTTACGGAGGATGGCTTTATTACCATTACTCCGCAGGGTGATGGCGTGACGGATGAAGCCGGTGCAGATGGCGAAGTGGTCATTTCGATTCCGGATGATCCTCGTTATGAAATCAAGCTGGTCCTGCAGTACGGCTCCAAAACAAACAACTGGCTGCTGAAGCAGTACAACAATAACAAGCAGACCCCGGGCAGCGGCCTTTTCAATATGCAGATCAAGGATCTGGGTTCTAACCCGGATTTCACGGCGTCCAAGGCATGGGTTTCCAAGCCTGCCCCGTGCGCTTACGGTAAGACCGGCCAGAGTCAGGAATGGACACTGCGGGCTGTTGGCAAGATGGAACCGAAGAACTGAAAGGAGAAAACCTGATATGAAAATGAAACGCATGGAGATGCGCGACATCACGGTTGGCGAATACCAGTTCAAGGTTCGTCCATTCGGTGCCAAGGATGCCACCTACATTTTTGGCGATGTTGCATCTATCATCCTGCCGATTCTGGGCACCGTGTCGGTTGCTAGCGACGATAAGGATGCTGTCAACATGGAAATGTTTGACGGGATGGACATGGACAAAGACTCGCTGGTCAAGGCGCTTGCCCGCATCAATGGCAACGCATTGAGCAAACTGGTGAGCGAGCTCCTGCTGGATCACAGCAACATCCGCGTTTTGGATCCTGAGAAAAACACTTATGAGGTCATGGGCGAGGATGATTTTGATGAAATTTTCTGCCAGTACCTCGCCGGAATGCTCAATCTTTGTGCTGAGGTCATTCGCTTAAACTTCAGCGGTTTTTTCAAAGATGCGAGCACCCTCTTTGGAGGCCTTATCAAAGTGCGCCGGGCGGGCAGCTCGAACAGTACGGAGAGTTCGACAACGACAGAGTAACGAACCTTGAATGGATTATGTATACCCTGATTCGTGAGCGGGTGGCTTCGATGTACGAACTGACCTATGTTTATAATCTGGATGAAATGCTAAAACTCTACGACCTGATTATGATGCAGCGGGACATTGAGTACGCCAAAAGCCAAGAGGACAGAAGGGGGAATACATAAGTGGCGGCGAAGGAAACTGTAATCGGAAAGTTCGTCAATCAAATTCTGTTCAAGGTCGATAAAAGCTCTGTTGATGACGCAAAAAGCGCTATCAGCGAAGTAAAAGGCTTTGCAGCTAAAGCACTTGGCGCAATCGGCATCGGCTTTTCCTTTACTAAGCTTGCTAGTCTTGCAGAGGAATTTGGCAGTATCAACGATACCATCCGCGGGGCAACCCGCGAGATGGGAGACCAAGCGGATATCCAGCAGAAGATTCTGAAAGGGGCTCAGGATTGCCGTGAAGAATACGGGGTCATGGCCGGAGATGTGACAAAGCTGGTGCAGCTGAACAGTAAGCTGTTCCCAGTTGATGATGCTGTGAAGTTTGTTTCGCTTGTCGAAAAGCTGGAAAAAGGCTCCGGCAGAGAAGCAAATCTTGACAACACCATGAGCGTACTGCAAAAGGCTATGTCTTCGGGCAAGCTGGACAAATCTAGCTTTTCCAACTTAAAAACAGCTGCCCCAGAGGTGGTGAAAGCCATTTCGTCTGCAATGGGAGTGTCCGAAAAGCAACTCCAAAATCTGGCAGAGAGCGGAAAACTTTCCGCAAAGCAACTGAAAGAAGCGTTCTTTGCGGCGGAAAGCGACATTCAAAAGAACTTTGATGAACTCGGTTTCGGCATCGGGGACGCTCTTACTTATGTCAGAAATCAGTGGGGGCTTTGGCTTGCAGGCGCAGATGACATGCTTGGCATCACAACCAGTATTGGCAAAACAATAAAAACCATAAGCGATTTCCTGATAGGAAAAGCACAACGGCTGACTTCGTGGCTGAAAAATATTGCCGAGAAACTTGGCGGCGTGGAACAGCTGCTGAAGCTGATCGTGATGGTCGCAACGGCTCTATTCCTTGCCACCAATGGAAGCAAGATTCTGTCTTTTTTGGCAGGCGCGGTGAAACTCCTGCAAGGATTTAATCTGCAAACTGCCCTTGCGGCCGCAAAATGGCTTTTGCTGTTCCTTGTGCTGGAAGATGTTTTCACCTTCCTGCAAGGCGGCGACAGCGTCTTTGGCCGGCTCCTGAGCGAAGCTGGTGTTGACGTTGATGCATTGCGAGAGAAAATCAGCGCATTCTTTGAGGGAGCAAAGCAATTTGGCCGAGATGCTCTTGATTCACTGGGTCAGTTCTGGGAGGAGCACAAAGGCACGATTCTAGTTGTCTTGCAAGCCCTGTGGCAAGGACTGGTTGACCTGACCGCAGACATCATCACGCTGGGCGGGCACCTGTTTGATCTTCTGGCTGGCTTGATTACAGGCTTTCAGACCGGTGATTGGACGCAATTCCTGACCGGCTGCAAGGAACTGTGGCAGGATTTTCTTGACATCCTGAATGGCCTGGGACGGGCTGCTTTTGGCGAAACCTGGGAACCGCTGAAAGAAAGCGCACAGGCAATCTGGGATTGGCTGAAGGGATTCTTTGACTGGTTCGGCGATAAAATCACCTGGGCCAAGAACCTGTGGAACGGCGTGAAGAATTTCTTTACCGGCGGAAACGACGATGGCTCCGATGATTCTGATGGAGGGGACGGTTCTGACAAGAACCCGTCTGGCTTTAGCGGTATGGGAGGCGGGAAGCCCTCTGGCGGCAGCGGCCGCACAAGCAGTGGAAATTCGCCGACAGGGGTGCAGACTTCTTCTGGGAGTACTGCTGCAAGCAGAAACGCCGCCAGCGCGTTTATTTCGGGAGGAAGGCCGGTGTCTACAACAACGGCATCACAGCGGCCGATTGCTCAAACCACGAACACCAAAAACATCACTGTAAAACAGGAAAACCGACAAAGCTACACGTTCCAAGTGTCTGATCGCAATGCCGCATCCAAACTGCAGTCTACCGTGAGTTCGCAGTCCTCGCAATCTACGAAAGATTTGGCGCATGCGCTTAATTACGGGAGGTGATGCCTGATGGAAGCGACACAGCCCGCTCGACTTGGAGATTTTGAGTTTGACGCTATCATCAAACGCCCGGAAACATTGTCCAGCAAGATCCCGGGCTATGCAACGGAAGAAGGATATAGCGCCAGTGACCACATCTGTCTGGAAGCGGTGACGCTTGATGTCACAGCTGTGATTTCTAACGCGCCGATTACATGGGCGGACCGGCACCCGGCATCATCGAGCCGGGTGCAAAGCGCAGTAGAAGAACTGCGTCAGCTGTGGGAAAAAAGAACGCCAATGACCTTTACGGCCGGAGGCGATAGCTATGAGAACGTCTGCATCGAAAGTGTGACGTTCCCCAAAGAGGAAAGCAACAGCGAGCGTATTGAACTGAAGTTGAAGCAGGTGTCTATCAATTCGACAGAAACTGCCAATATCAGCATAAAGTATGCTCGAGGGGGAACGTCTAAAAAGAATACTGGCGCGAGCCAGAAGAGCACCTCCACAGCAAAATCTTCCGATAGCGGAAAATCTTCTTCCCGCAGCAGCATTCTTTGTTCTGGGGCAAAAGCCATTGGATTGTTTAAGTGAGGTATAGATGATGGATTTGGAATACTATGAGATCTCTGTACCAGACCGAAACGATTCCATTATGCGCGTGAACCTTGACGAAGTATATTACAATCTTCGGCTGACATGGAACGCATACGGCGGTTTTTGGATGCTTAGCATCTACGATGCAGAAATGAATATTATCCTCGGCATGGCGAGGCTCGTGCCGGGGACAATTTGGAATTTCTACTATCAAACCCAAGGAGGCCCGCCGGGCGTCCTTGGCGTTGAAACGGAGCAGGAAACAATTGGCCGCAACGATTTTGTGGACGGAAAGGCGAAACTGCTATACCTTCCTGCAAGACAGCTTGGAGTGTGACAGATGGATATCTGGGATAGACAGTACCGAGTAAGAATTGGGAAAAATAATTCTGTCGGTCGTGAAATCGGAAAACCCAACGAAAAAACGAAGAGGGCTATCCGATGTTCCTTTTCCTGTGAAATTGGTGATAGTTCAAGTTCTAATACGGGGAAAATCACACTTTGGAATCTGGCAGATGAAACCTTGCGCCTTTTGGAGCAGGAAGATTGCCTGATTGAGCTGCGCGCTGGATATGGTGATGACCTGCCCGTTATTATGGGCGGTTCTTTGACGTGCTTTGAAACGGAAACAAACGGAGCGGACCGGCAGACCACAATTGAGTTTGTGGACAGCTTTACATCCGCACGAGATACAACGGTGAGCCTGAGTTATTCGGGCGTTGTGAACGGAGAAAAAATCGTCAGGGATGTTGCCCAGGAAATGGGATGTGAAGTCAAACTTTCCCCCAAGGCCAAAATGATCGACTTTAAGAATTTTGCTTTTGTTGGCACAGGAAAGACACTTATCGGGCGGCTGTGCGACAGAAGCAAACTTCGCTGGAGTGTTCAGAATGGTATTATTCAGATATGCGCACTGGATGAACCGCTAACGATGGCGGCTTATGTCCTTTCGGCCGATTCCGGCATGATCGGTTCACCGAAGCCTTTCTTTGAATCCGCATCGACCAGCAGCAAATCTTCAACGAGTAAGAACGCGAGTTCCAATACGACCAAAAGAAAGGCCAAGAAAGGCATTGAGGTTACGTATTGCCTGAATGGCCATATTCAGATTGACGATTATGTGAAAGTAGAATCCCGAGAGGATAAGGGAAACTACCGGGCGTCAAAAATCAGGTTCATTGGCGATACGGAGGGCGACGATTGGCAATGCGTTGGGCAATTTGTGGAGGTGAAATAGCGTGGATCAGGACTTCCGCGATGCAGTCGTGAGCATCATCGACCAGTACATGAGGGATAATATCCACACCTCGGCACCTGCTAAGGTTGGTAACGTGTCCGAAAATTTCACTGCTGAACTAACGCCGGATTTGAAAGTAACGACCGATGATGATAGGGAAGTACCCTACCCTAAAATTTCGGGCACGGCTATCCTGATGCCTACCGGAGCAGGCGGCACAATCGGGTTTGCCTTTCCTGTGCATTCCGGGGATGGATGTGTGGCTATTTTTGGAGAGGGCGGCTCTGGAACGGACTTGAAGTGGGACTTATCCAACGCAACCTTGCTGCCGGGCTTGCCTGCATCGTCTAGCGAGCAGGTTAAGCGTGCCGGAAGTGAGGACGCAGCAGTTGTTTTTGCGCCGACTGCGACCATCACGGTCAAGAAAGACTGCATCGAACTGAAAAAGCAAGACACAACCATAACCTTGAAAGACAGTTCCGTCTTTGTTCAAAGAGGCGGTTCTAACATCGAGGTGACGGATGGCAGTACCAAAATTACCACTCCGTTGCTTGATGTTACCGGCAATACGGAAATCAAAGGCAACATTCAGGTGCAAGGAAACGTGAACATTTCTGGCACGCTGGTACTTGGTGGCATCGTAATGAATACGCATACCCATGCTGGCGTACACGGAAAGACAGGAGGTCCGCAGTAATGGCATTGAAAGACCTTGCGCTTGCTGCTGATGGTGATTTATACATCAACGAAACCGGCGATTTTGAAATCATCGATGCCGTTCGGCAGGGTGTGCAAATTCGTCTGCGCTGGATCAAAGGAGAATGGGTGTTCAATACCGCTATGGGCACGCCTTACTTTGAAACAATCCTTGTGAAGGTTCCGAATCGAGCCTTGATCGAGAAGGCCCTGCGAGACCAAATCCTTGCCGTTGATGGCGTAACAGGGGTGGGCACCATCAACCTTATAAAGGATGCAAAGACCAGAACGCTCCGAGCGTCTTTTACCGCGACCACCACCGAAGGAGAAATAGAAAGCGAGGTGGAACTGTCCCATGTCGGACTACGGAGTGACGGATAAGGGCTTTCAAATGCGCCGACTGGATGAAATTTACACCGACATCTGCAAAAGGTTTAAAGACGAGGTCGGAGTTGACCCATCGGAGAACCCGCAAAGCGTGATGAACGTCTTGTTTACAATTTTTGCGGATGCCCCGGCAGAACTCTGGGAGGCTTATGCTGCTGCATATCAGCAGCTTTTCCCCAATACGGCCTGCGGCGTTGCGTTAGATAACGTGATGCAGGTGGGCGGGGTGAGTCGCATTGGACAGGCCAAAACTAAGTATTTTATCTCTTGTACTGGCCAAGAGGGAACGGTCATTCCGGTTGGCGCTTTGATTCAGTCGAGCAGCAGACCGCAACGTACTTTTCAGGCGGTCAGTGCATCCATAATCTCCAGCGCAAACTGGAGAAAGCTGGCGATTCGTCCGATTGAAAGCATTGCAGGAACCTTTACGTTTGATTTTGGCGTTTCTCGCAATGCGACAAGCGGAGAAGTTGGAACCTATGCAGAAAGTTCCAGCGTCACAAAGAAAATGACCGTGTCCTCGTATGACGATGCGTACTCGCAGATGCTTGCGGCTGTCCAGTCCTTTGATGCCTTGGTAAAGTTCGGCATTGCTGTTTCGGACGAAACTGACGATCAAGGAGAACATTCAATCGTTTTGACTGCATCGGGCGCCGCTGACAGCTTTTCGGCAACGTTGTGCAAGTACATTACGGTTACGGAAGTGACCAGCAATGTCCAGTTTGAAAGCGCGGAATATGGCAGCTATGTGTTGGCTGATGGTGTTATTACGCAGATTGTCACTACTGTGGATGGCTGGACAGCCTGCACCAATGATATCGCGCCGATAAAGGGCCGACTAACCCAGACGGATGCCGAGGCCAGAACGAGTTACACAAACCGTGTTGCAAGCCGCGGCACCGGCACGGTCGCAAGCATCGTTTCCTTGCTGTACAGCGATGTGGATGGTGTGACCTTTGCGGCTGGATACGAGAACTACAACGATACGACCGATGCGGCGGGCAGACCTCCGCATAGCATTGAAATTGTTGTCCAGGGCGGCAGCGATGAAGATGTGGCAAACATCATCTGGAAAAACAAAGCAGGCGGCATTCGTGCATACGGGAAGCATTATGCTTACGCTACCGACATTAACGGCAATCGGCAGTATCTGGAATTTACTCGAGTGAATGACGTTTATCTGCTGCTCTCTGTTACGGTTACGAGTTCTGGCGGGCTGGACGATGATTATGCGGCGAGAATCAAGTCCCTGCTGATGGAAGAAATTCTTTCAGCAGGCACAACAATTCGCCTGCAAACGTTCATCCGCCCCATTATGGAAAGCGTGTCCGGCGTTGATTATGTCGAAATCCGAGGCTTATTGAGCGAAAAACCGGACATTGAAGGAGTTGCCGATAATTCTATGCTGACAGGCATTGTCCCGGTTGAAATCAACCAACAGCCGGTTCTTAGCATGAGCGGCATCCGGGTGGTGAAAGCATGATTGACGCTTATAAGGAAATGTATGGCAAACTGCCGATGCAGTTTCAACTGGAGTCTTACGAAGAGAGCAAACTGGGGGACTATATTTGCGATACCGTAGATGATCTGAAGGATTTACCAGAAGATTGCGAAATGGGAAGCATTGCCAGAATTATAACCCCGCCTGCAATCTATCGAAAGAACTCAGCCGGGAAATGGATTTTGCAGTTTTCCAGCAAAGGGGTATCCTAATGGGCTACGAAGTTCTGAAAGAAACACCTCTCAGCGTTGAAAAAATGTCAAACCTTGATGGCATCATCTGGGCCGTTGCGCCGGAATATGAAAACGCCTCTCTGTTTCTGGGCGGTCTGGAAAATCTGAACAATTTTGATAGCTGCACAGGTGTTTGGCTTGACCGGCTTGGACAGCTGGTCTGCTTGACCCGCCAGCAGGCTGGAGCAATGATTGGAAGCCGAGAACTTGCGGATAATGACGATATTTATCGCGTCTGCCTGAAGTATAAGGCTTTTGTCAATTCCTGCCGCTGTACGCCGGATGAAATCATTGAAGCAACCAAAATCATCTTCGGAGCAACGCAGGTGGTTTATAGTGAACGCCGAGATGTTCCGGCGACAATCTTCCTTTCGATTTCGGCACCGTTTTCTGATATGGTCATGTCTATTTTGGGAACGCATGACCTTATTGTACGCCCGGCCGGAGTAAAAGTTCGCGTGGATTGCTCGACCGAGGACGCAGAAACCTTTGGATTTGTAGATCTCAATCCGCGAGTTGCAGGTTTCGGCGAGGGAATGTTTGCACAGTCCATCAATTAACTGGGGGTGATTTATTATGGCAGAAGGTCGTGCAGGAGCGCTTGAAGACTATGCAACTGCGGCGTTTTCTGTGTCTGGCGTGAAGCAAGACATTTCGTTGGAGGATTGGAAAGGCGGCTGGGCTTCTATTGTCGGCGGTTTGAACGGAAAGCCGACAAGCCAGCAGTTCAACATGGTTACATATATTTTGAGTGCCCTGCTGAATCAGGCCATTTCCGACCTGTCTACCGTTAAGGGAACGGCAAACAGCGCGTTGCCTAAGAGCGATTTTACGGCGAAACAGATTGTGGCCCTGCTGGCTGCATACGGGCTGATGGAAGGCTGTGATGCCGATACGGTTGATGGTAAACACGCGAATGCTTTTGCACCGTCTACGCATGAACATTCTGCAAGCCAGATTACAAGCGGGAACCTTCCGATTGAACGCGGTGGTACAGGTTCTGGCACCTCCGCTGATGCCTGCAAAAACCTTGGCGCAATGCGCAATGTGGGCGGCACGTTCACCGGAACGGTGTATTTTGCAAACGGCACGGTACATTATGTGACATCCGCAGGTGATGCACACTTTAAGTCTTTGTCGGTGTCAGGTGATATTTCCGCGCAGCGTGTCTACGATGCGGTCTACAACGACTATGCGGAGCTCATGCCGCGTGGCGAGCAGACCGAACCTGGTGATATTATCGCTCTGGATACTGGGAGCCAGATGGAACGGTATATCAAGGCCACGAACCTATCTAGCCGTATCGCAGGCATCCACACGGATGAGTACGCTATGCTCATTGGTGGAAATAAAGTGGTTGAAGGGCAGGATTTCCTTGAGGAAAACCTGCCCGATTTTATTCCGGTGTCCTTAGCAGGACGTGTTCACACGAAAGTGGTTGGACCTGTCCATACGGGCGATTACATCGTTCTGTCCAGCGCGCCCGGCGTTGGGCGCGCGGTCGGCTCGTGCGAATCGTACCCGGCGAACAAAATTGTGGGATACGCCTGTGAGGGTGATAACCGCACGGATCTGCGGCTTGTGAAGGTGAGAGTAGGTGGTGTGTGATGGCTCAAAGAAGCACAAAGGTTTACTCGGCCGACTACACAGAACTTAAAAAACAGCTGGACGCTGAACTTAATCGTCGCGGAAAAAGCGAAGGGACAGGACAGGGCCAGAGCGTTGGAAGCATGGCGGCTTATATCAGTTCTTTTTCTGTCGTCCCTGCGGCCGGTAGGCAAATTACCAATGAGCACATCCAGAAAATTACACAGCCTATCTCGGCGATTACCGGAAGCGCTATCACACCGGAAAACGGCTCCAAGGTCGCTGCAGATGTGCTCACCCGGGCGGCTGCACTGCTTAGCCAATTGAGCGCGATTTCTGAAACTGCAACATCCAGCGGCTGCGGCGGGGCTTGCTCGGGGCTCTGCACTACGGGTTGCTATTCAGCCTGTTCCAGCTGTACCGGCTCATGTACGGGAGGCTGTACCGGCTCGTGCACAAAAAGCTGTGCCAATGATTGCACCGGCTCATGCACCGGCTCTTGTGTGAGCACTTGCACAGGGACTTGCACGGGTTCCTGCACTAAGTCGTGCGCCAACGACTGTGCCAGCACCTGTACAGGCACCTGTACTGGCAGCTGTACCGGCACCTGCACAGGAACCTGTACGAAGACGTGTGCCAATGACTGCGGGGGAAGTTGTGCTGGCGGTTGCACAGGTACATGCGCTGGAACGTGCGTAGGCACTTGTACTGGTAGTTGCACAGGAAGCTGTACAAAGACGTGTGCGGATAACTGCACTAACAATTGCAAGACATCCTGCAAGGGAGGATGTTCTGGTAGTTGTGATGGATGTTCAAGTACTTGTGAGGGAAGCTGTAGCGCAAATTGCGCAGACGACTGTGCAAGTAACTGTACCACGAACTGCAAAAGCTATTGCGCTAGTGACTGTCAGGAAACCTGCACGGGTTCAGGTTGCCTTTTGAACTGTGAATCGGGCTGTTCTAATAGTTGCAAGGGTTCATGCAATTCGCACTGCGGCGAGCGCTGTACGAGCAGTTGCGATACCAGTTGCGACGGTTGCTCTGGCTCCTGCAGTGGTAGCTGTAGTGGTAGCTGCAGCGGGAGTTGTGGAGGAAATTGTTCTGGAGGACTTTTGTGGTAATAGGAGAATGATATGGAAATGACTGTTCGTTATGCAAAAAATGCTGATGCTGATGTTGATGCATCATACCTCCGCAATCTGCCGCTTATCAAACTACTTCAGCAGGAACCGGTAAATACAGAGGACTGGGATGTGCTTCTTTCTGCAACACCCAATGGAGAAGACAAGCTGCTTTGGTGCCTTAGTTATGTTGGAGCCCTTTGCGCTCTTGATGCAACGGATTTTGATAACTGGTTTATCTACTGTTTGACTGTAATCGATTCGGCGCTGGAGGCTTGCAAAATTGAGAGCGCGTCCGAAGAGCGCAAAAATCTTCTGGCCCTTGGTTTGGCAGCACGGACGTTCAATTTTTCCGCAAATCCTGTCACTAAGCAGCTGAAATGTGGAGATACACTGCGGAGTGCCGGGGAATATGCCTGCTCTGAGGATGCAGATATCTTTGCGATGTGGTACGTTCTTCGTACTTTAACCGATTACCTTCGGCTGAACTTCAATGAAAATCTTCGGGCACTTACTTCTGCAATGGGAGCCATGAACAAAATTCGGGCCCGGTATACTCAGATCGTGGGGCGACTTCCCAAGATTGATGCCTGCTGAGAAAGGATGCCAACATGAAGATTATTGAACTGTCCCAAGTCGAAAGCGAGACTGTGGAACGGGCATTTTATGAGGTTGATTCATACGAAAAAATTATGGCAGTACTCAACCGCCAACTGAACGCCAAAGCAAACTCCGATACAAAGGAAATTATCATGCACTATGCGGAACTGTGCCGTATGGCCCACATGAAACTGCAGATGGCGCAGAACGCGGTACTGAAAAACCACATCGATTTGAGCAGTGAACCTTTCAACGGATACCAATTTGACTTTGGACGGAAGGAGGTGCAGTTGTTTGAAAAGCAAACGGTTTGAGGATTACGGAAACTCTGTCCAGAGACTGTACTGCCGTGATTTACCTGAAACGCGAAGTGCTTGTCGCAATGTTACATTTCAGGTGACCAGCGGGTGCAATCTCAGGTGTTCGTATTGCTACGAGCATCACAAAGGAGCGGAGAGTATGACTCCCGAAACCGGCAAAAGAATCGTTGATTATCTGCTGGATCTGTATAAGCAGAACACCTCTGACTTCGTCAACCAAGACACAAAAGCCGTTGTTCTTGACTTTATCGGGGGAGAGCCTTTGCTGGAAGCCCCCTTGATTGAATGCATCTGCGATTACTGGTTTGAGCAATGCTGGAAACGCAGTATCCCTCTTGCGCCGTTTACCAGAATTTCGTTTGCCACAAACGGTCAGCTGTGGTTCAGTCCTGAAGCGCAGCACCTTTTTGAGAAATATCATGAAATGATGTCCGTTACCGTCAGCATTGACGGCGTGCAGGAGCTTCATGATATGTACCGACTTGATGAACATGGAAACGGAAGCTTCGCAAAGGCGTGGAAAGCGTTTCAGGACAGTAAAAAGTACGGCTGGAACGGTTCAACGAAAATGACTTTTGTTCCCGGTTCATTCAAGTATATCGCAGATAGCATCATAATGATGCTGAATGAGGGATGCGACAGCATTGCCTGTAACTATGCTTATGAGCCTCTTTATAATCCGTCAGATGGCTATGTTTTGTACAGCCAATTGAAAATTGTGGCTAACTACATTGTGAACAATAGGCTGGATGTGCTGGTCACAATTTTTGACAGCCTCTTAGGGGGGAGAGCTAAAGACAATCACAACTTTTGTGGTGGCACGGGCTCTATGCTATCGTTTGCTCCTGATGGATCTGCGTACCCCTGCATTCGATACGCACCCATTAGTATTGGCGAGGAAAAGTCGAAGAAAGTTCGCTTCGGCAGCGTCTATGATGGTCTGTATACCACTGATTCCCAACGCAAGGCTAAAGCAGAACTCGATGCGATTACCCTCACCTCACAGTCTGAGCAGAAGTGTATTGACTGCCCTGTATCTGCCGGCTGTGGCTGGTGTTCCGGTTTGAACTATGAGATGTACGGCACAGCCAATAAACGCTTTACGGGCATCTGCTGGGCTCATAAAGCCCGCGTTCTTGCAAGCGCATACTATCACAACCGGCGGTACATCGAAATAGGGGATTGCCTTCCCATCAAGGCTGAACTGCCAAAAGATGATGCTCTCGAGATACTTCCCGCTGCCGACTATGAAGAGTTTCTTAAAATCGAAAGAGCAGCCCTTCTGAAATTCGCTGATGAAAATGGAATCGGCTGAAAGGAGAATGTATGGCGATTCTGATTGCGAGTACCCTGCTGGAAACCGAAACCGAGGCATGGTACTCATTCTATGTGGACACGATGGAAGATGTCAAAGGTCTGCCTACGAGCAAAAGCACGGGTTCATCGTACAAGGTCAAAAAATTTGCAAAGCCGGCCAGTCAGGCATACTGCATCGAAATGGCGGCGCAATACGTCCTGGACGGTAATGATGAATGGCGGTTGCTCTATGCAATCCGCGATGATGTGGCAGATGCAATTCTGAAAAATGTGGAAGAAATCAAGCAGCTGGTGGCCAACACCAGCGCTTCGGAGCAGGCTGCGGCCCAGAGTGCATCTGCGGCAAATGCCAGTGCGATTGCGGCCAGCAAGTCCGAAAGGATCTCCACGGAAAATGCATCTTCTGCAGCGGCCAGCGAACGTGCATCAAGGGACAGTGCGGAAGATGCAAGAGCGTCCGAAGGAAATGCGCTGAACTACATGAATCGGACAGCGGACATTGCCAATCAGGTGGCAGGGTCGGCGGCACCTATCAATTTTGCATTCGGGCCGGATGCCGATGGCCGGTTTGCCTTTTTTGCCCGCAGGAGCAGCTAAAATCACGGAATCCGTGATTTTCTAACAAAAATCAGATTTACAGATGTTGCATGGCTATAATCTGGAAAGGAGTTTCTATGTTCAAAGTTATGCAGCAGTATGGCACCGCAGCCCAGCCGGCCACGGTGTACTACTGCGACGATGAAGCAGACCTGCAGAATATCAAATCTGCACCGATGGGGGCGCAAGCACTGGTTATTCATACAGGCAATATCTACATCGCCGATTCTACCGGGAAGTTTTACCCGATGTAAGGATGGTGGCGTATGATTGATATTTTGACCTACGCAATCGCCCGCAGGAAATCAGCAGCAAAATTGGATGAACTGTATAGTCAGACAAAAGCTGTTGCGGATGCGGCGAAAGATAGCGCAGAGACCAGCAAGGCTGCTGCTGAGACATCGAAGGATCTGCTGAACAAGACGACAGCTGCGGCCCAGCAGGCTGCGGCAAGCGCTGCTTCTGCAAGCTATGCACTTGGCCCGGACGAGAGCGGTCGGCTGTCGTTTTTCATCAAGAAAAGCACCTAAAAGGGGGTATAAGAAATGGGTGACACATGGGAACTTATCAATCATCCTATGAGCGATGAAACCGGTCTGGAACTGGCCGCTCAGATGAAACGCCAAAATGACATTTTGGCAGGCATTGCTGCTGGTACTGCCGGTGCGGAATTCGTGGATGCAACATTCCGCGGGCTGCTGGATGGCAAAAATACCACAGAAATCTTCTGGAGCTGGTGGCCGCTGTCTGCCGGTGATGGCGTGACGAAGTATCAGCGTCTGGAACGCTTTGCGAAAATGCTCGCAGAGAGCGCTCGCAGCAAAACCTACACCGTTCGCTTCTACAGTGATGATGTGAGTGGTGATTACACCGGCACCCCGCTGGATGATCTGGCAGACGGGCGTGAAGCGGCTCCGCTTCTGACTGACACCAGCCCGGAAACCGCAGACTGGTCGGAAGAGGATCCTTTCACATGGTACATTCGCGCCAATGCGCTGTCCTTGGAAGATGGCACCATGAACGTGCTGGCAGTTGAGGGCGAAACCGGTTTTGACCTTTCTGGTGAAACTGCACCTGTCTACTGCTTCGCTCTGTCCTTGATGCTGAAGGAGTGGGAGGATGGTGCCTACATCTATAACAGCTGGCGCACTTTCTCTGGCGGCGGCTATGAACCTATGGCTGGCGATGTGGCCCCGGATAAGAGCCGTCGCTGGCTGACATGGCATCCTGCATTCTACGGCGGCAAAAATTCCAAGGGCGGAATGACCAGCGGCGCTGGACTGCCCCCGATGCCGTGGACAAGCGCCAATGCAGCTATCCCTCTGGCTCGTAAGATTACCGCTTATGATGCCCTGTGGACTGACTGCGACCAGCAGTATGTTCTGGCCCAGTGGCGGCTGCGCCATTGGACGCTGAGCAACAGCGGCAAGCTGGAGGGCTGCACGGTCTATAATTACCAGTACAGCCCTGCTGTGGCGGAAACTGGAGTAAAGCGAGTGCTCGTGACGAAAGCGCAGGGGGCAAATTTCCTCGTGGGCTCTGCTGTGTGTATGGGTGAGCGTGGCGAGAATACGGGAACAGACCGCAACGCGGACTATAATCACAATATCTTTAACTGGGCCAAGATTTCCAGCATTACCAATGTGACCGTGAGCGATACCGGGTCAAGGGCAACAATGGCCTGACTGCCGCCGTCTACGGTCTGGCTGCCGTGCGTGTTATCCTGTGCATGATGCCGCAGAACCAGTGGCTGAGC